TGATACGAATATAGGTTCAGCACCAACGTATTTAGTCGCTTCCCTTGTCCAATGTACGCAAGAAACGACATCAATTAATTGCCCCTCTTGTGGAACGCAGTTCATTTGATTAACTATCCATTTGTATTCAGTCATATTATTTTATTTTAGCTTTTAATTCTTCTATCTGTGCTTGTTGCTCTTGGATGGCTTTTGTTAGTAATGCTACAAAGTGAGGATAGTGTAAAGAATCAGGTTCATTATTATCATAATGTACTAACTCTGTTAATCCAATCCCACTTACTTCTTCAGCAATAAATCCAGTAAATTTTAAACTATCTTCAGTTGGATTTCTACTTTCATAAAGAACTGGTCTTAGCTTTAAGACATATTCTAAACCTTTTGTATAATCTTCAATGTTCTTTTTATATTTCAATGAAGATGAATTTCTTCCCAATACTCCATCCGTTTGAACAAATACATTCGCAGTTGATGCGTAATTGTAATTATAAATGCCTTGTGCAGTTGTTACACCATCATTTCTTAAAGCAAGCATAGTAGTACCACTACTATTAACAAATATTGCAGAATAACCATCTCCTCCGCTTGTCCTGCCTTTTGTATATAATACCGCATCAGTATTAGGCGAAATTGAATTTACTGATAATGTCCCCCCCGGAGTGATTCTCATTCGTTCGGTAACACTTCCCCCATCTGGTTTAGTGTTAAATGTCATGGTACAACCCATTGTCGCACTACCATTGGTTCCTTCTAAATTAGCACCTATATATGCTAATAAACCACCTGTGATTGCAGTATTAGTAAATCCATAATAACCTTGTAAGGCAGGTGCAGATAAGCTACCACTTGCACCTACTTCTACACCACCATAAGTTCCACTAACTCCTTGAACGGTTAATACTCTTGCATTAGCACCTTGTCCGCTAACATTAGGACTGTTCGTCCCAATACCTACGTTACCACTTCCGTTAATATAGAATCTTGTTAAATTACCCTGACCTTCATCCGTTATGCCAAAAGCATTGTTTTCATTTTGAACACCCATTGAATAAGTACCAACTGCACCACTTGTTCTTTGTAAATAAATTCTTGAACTTGCATATGTACTACCCGAAATATGTAAAGCACCACTCGGACTACTCGTTCCGATTCCAACATTGCCAGTTGTAGCATTGACAAAAAACTTATTTGTATTAATTGTTAAATTACCGCTAAACGTAGCACTTGTACCACTTAATGCACCAGTAAGTGTACCACCTGTTAAAGGTAGGTAAGAAGTAGAAGTAAACGCATTTGAACCTAAAGGTGTACCGCTAATTAAAGTTTGTGAGCCATTCCATTGGAATCTAATATTACCTTGACCATCTGCAATGATAACGTTATTAGACAAAGAACCTGCACTACTAAACGAAGGGAAGCCACCTATGATTGTATTATAATTACCTGTTGTAATTGTACTTCCTGCTCCATAGCCTAAAAACAAGTTATTAGCACCTGTTGTTAGCATAGTGGCAGCACTGTAACCTATCATCAAGTTATTACTTCCAGAAGTAGCTGATTGAGCCACATTTGCACCAATGGCAATGTTTTGACCGCCTGTAACAATACCCTTCATTGTGTTATCTCCAATAGCAATATTTAAAGAACCTGTTTGTGAAGCTATTAACGCTTCTCTACCTATTGCAATGTTCCCAAAACCTGTTGTGTTATGCCATAAAGGAAATGTTCCTATTCCTATGTTTGCGTTACCTGTTGTATTGTCCGTTAAAACATTATCTCCTATCGCTACGTTATGCGCTCCACTTCCTGCACCTTTACCAACGTTTACGCTATTAACTGTTATATCTTGACTGAAAGTTTTTGCTCCTGTTATTGTTTCCGTACCTGCTAAATGAACTACTAAAGAATCGTTAGCTGGAGTGTAACCTAATATCGTTGAAATACTTTTATTCTCAAATCTATTTGTTGACCAAGCCAACAATTGATTGTCTGCAATAGAACTGATATTCACATCTTGAATGTCCTGCATCTTAGGCATTACGTGTGGTCTAACCATCAAAATACCCTGTGTCCCGTGTACTCTTACAACCGCAGCCACTTCAATCTTTGCATTAGGAGCAGTAGGCATTGTTTCAGTCAATAAGCCATCCGTTGCACTTGTTGAGTTGTAATATAAAACCGATCCTAAAGTGTAACCAGTAGTATTTAGACCTCTTACCTTACCTAATACAGTTACATAACCAAATTCATTATTTGCAAAATCTTGTGTAGCTACCCCAATAAAGTATTGAGGATTTGCGTTAATAGTAGCAGCATCAGCCTTAGACATTAACAAATGGTTGCCCTGAACACCTGCAAACATAACAGCATCTCCATTATCAATCGTTCCTTGTGCCTTACCATAGAAGTGCAACTCTTGACCTGCTTGTAAAGTAACTCCATTTAATAACCCCATATCAAATGTTCCATCAATAGAGTTCCAAACAATATCGCCTACCGTTGGTGTATGTGTTGAAGGTACGTTCACATTTAAATAATCAGCTTGTAAACCATAGTTACCTAAGTCTACATCAGCCGTTGCACCTGTGTAAGGTACATACCCAGTCAAAGATGGAAATGTTGTCAAGTTTCCTGCTCCGTTTACATATTGACCGCTTGTTCCGGCAAAAGCAATATTTATTGTTCCAGCCGAAGTAACAGGACTGCCTGTAATTGCTAACGCATCGCCTGTTTTACTAATACCAATAGAAGTAACCCCCATATCAAGGTTAGCTTGCATATAGTCTTCAATCGTGGTAATTGTAACCTTATTTGTTGAAGAAGCACCAAGTGCTACAATAGGCAATACATCATTGTTTTCAATGGCAGTTCTTTCTACTAACTGACTTATCCTTTTATCGCTCATACTAATTAAATATAAAATTTGTTAATTCCGTTTTCCTGTAACATATAGTAGTCTGTTTCCAATAATATGTACTCGTATTCCAATGGTGCTACTTCGCTTAAAATCTTAAACAGGCTTACTTGACTTAGTGTGTTTTGTATTGGGTTAAACTTATCTATCTTTTGTAAATAGTAGTAATGATTGCCCACCTTTACAATAGTCCTAAAGTCTAAGTCCATTATGTCCTGTGGGGTTAAAAAGAACTTACCTTCAAGCAGTCTACTATTCCTATCCCCAATAGCACTAATTAGAGGCTCATAGTAAGCCGCATATAAGTTAGCTGAAGGATATTCAGCAATACTGAAATAAACCTCTTTAGGGGTACCAAAAAGTATATCATTGACAGGCTCTATTGGGTCGTTTAAATGCCCAGCATAAGGATAAGCACTATAACTGGAACTACCTGCCTCAAAGGTCATAGTCCAATTTGTAGGACAAGGCACCTCTGGCTTCCAATAAGCTATCCTTGCTTTGAAGTTATCCTTTACTTTTACTCCATTTTCTACCTTATAAAGGTGTATCATTATTCTTCCTGCCACTTCTTCACGCATAACAGGTGGGGCAAATATTACCTTTACAATCTTTGTGTCTAATTGGAAGTCGTTATCTACTATTGTGCGGCTTTCTCCGTACACTTCGTTAAACTTAGTTTTATAAAAGGTACTCCAATAATCGGAATCGTCATCAAACACAATCCTGTATTCCTTTGCTGAAAGTTCGCTTAAAGGGGTAATTACTATATCGCTGCTCTGGTCTAATTTATCCGTCCAGTCCACCGCTTCATTTTTAAAGGCACGATAGAATAGGGTATATGGCACAATTTCCAATACATTATCCCTTAACTTGTCTTGTGTAATATACAGGTTGTGCATTGTAATAATGCTCTTTAAAAAGTCCCTTTGCTTCATACTCTTTGGAAGCGTGTCTGCAATTTCTATGGTATCGCCTTCTTGTATATCTATGGCAATCGGCACAATATTACCAATGGAAAGGTCTTGATTGTTGTTTATAATCTTCATATCCAGATTCCCAAGCACCGCTTCGCCTTCTAAGAATACTTCTACATAGTCGTTTTCTTTTATTTCTACATTAATATTCAAGTCAACGTCCCAATTAAAATAATCGTCTATTGTGTCAAAGTTTATAATCCTTGTACGCTCTGTAAGCACATTGCCATTCAATAATACTTTTAAAGTCCAAATAGTCTTCCAGCTTGTAGGACCTGTTAGTGGTTCAAATCTAAAATTGCCTACATAGTGTAAGCCTGTTTTAATGGTCTGTGTTCTGTTCCAAGTAAACTTAATACCGCTTAGGTTAGTGAATCCGTTATTGACAGAAGGTATAAAATATTGAGGCTCTAAGTATGTAACGTCTGTTGCTTCAAATTCGTAGCTTGGTGCATCAGCAGTTAATATGTTTGTAATTTGCTTACTGATTCCCTTTTCAGCCGTTATTAAAAGCAACTTCTTGAAGTATTGTGTGTCAAAGAAAGGTGCAACAATCTGGAACCCTGCTTCAGTGAACATTCGCTTTAAAATTTCCCTTACAAACACGGCTGGTTTAAAGTTCTCTAAAGGATAGCTTACCCCATCTACGCTTAAGCCGTAATCTACCAAAGGGTAAACATAGTTATCTGCTCCGTCCACCCATTGTGTCCGTGCCCAGCTGCCAGATATGTTTCCATTGTCCCAAATATGATTGTAATCACTGAAGTCTAAGTCTGCTAAAGTCTTGTCGCCTAACTCCTGTATAATATCCCTAAGCCTACCGAATAGGTTTGTTTCGTAAGTGATACCGCCCTGTGTGTTATTTACCTTACTAAGCCTTAAAATACCATCAAATATCTTTACATTATCTAAATAAACCTGTGCTTTTGCCTGTTTTGAAGGGTTAAAGTTTACTAAAATATTGGGGTCTGTGCTATAATAGTCGTTTGTTATTGATATATCAAAGATATTACCGAACAATTTTTGGTTATTAGGTGTAGAAGGCAAAGTAATTGTCTTGCTATAAGACGTGTTTCGCTTCTCAATGTCGCTAATTTCGGAAATAGAATAGGTAAAATCTACATCTATATCGCCCAATGTGTCTACTTCGTACCCTTCTACAAATAAAGTTGTTCCCATATTATATTGATTGTCTTGTATTTACTAAACCAAATTCAAGGTCAAGTTCTAAGTTAAATAATTTATCAGCTATTGACTTCTTAACCTCATAGCTATTCGGTACAAGTTTAACAGGCACCCAGCTATTTTCTACAAAGGTATCGTTTACTAAGTTCATATACACTAAGGGACTTGAATAAAGTTGTCTTGCAAGTTCGCTTTGTGCGTCTGTCAAATAGTCCGATATGATTTTCCACTTCTGCGTTTCCTTTACATAGTAAATAGGATTAAGATTCTTTACAATGTTTGACCCTGTAATATACACGTCGTCTTTGTAGTCCTTCTGGTAGCTTTTGCGTTCAATATCAAAAGTACTTCGGCTAACTAAGTCAAAGTTCAAAAAGTCATATGCTCCGTACCTGTTCAAATAAGCTAAGCGCATTGGTTCGTACTTGCCACACTCCTGTATGTAAAGCGTTGCAATGGTTGCTACTCTTGCAGAGCCGTTGTTATAATTCAGCGTTACTTCAATGTGGTCTACTAATCCATAAGTCAATGGCATAACTTTGAAATATGTAATTGTATTTGTGGTATAGGTTGGTGCTGCTATTGTGTAATCGCTATTCGTTCCGTTGGTTAAATAAACTTTAAGTCCAAGACTTGTAATTTTGCCGTTGTTATAAAAAGCAAATACCTGTGAATCGCTGCTTCTTAGTTTTATGATACTCCAATCTGTTAATGCGTTATAGGTAGTGTTATCGCTGCCGTTAAATAGAGCCTCATTAAAGGACTTTAATTCCAAAAGGGGGAATGCCCCAGCGAATGCAATTTTAGTGGCACTAACGACCTCTGTGTCAAGAATAATGGCAAATACACCACCCACCTCATAGTACTCGTAACACTTAATGTAAAAACTTTGTAAAAGTTCAGCACTATTTAAAGCCGTTCCAGAAGGTAAGATACCCTTAGTGTAGGCAAAGTTAGTCTGTACAAACTTACTGACATCAAATTGAATTGTGTCTGCCGGGTTGGCAGGACTATCATAATAAGCAGTAGCCATTAATTCATCTGCTCCGTTGTAGATTTTAACTACATACTTGAATCCTGGTTGGTTTGCGTTGGTGCTAATTAAACTAAAGTTAATCCTATTGAAGGCTGGTATTAATGTGCCTGTGGGTTGTGTTAATGTTAAACTCATTTTGTTATTTTTAAGATAAGCGAATTTAGACCTATTGTGTCTAATACGACTTTATATTCTGGTAATACTGCATCTAATGACCTTTGCTTATAGTTCCTGCCCTCTATTCCGTACTTCTTAATATAGTAAGCAAGGTTGCTGCCTTCTGGTCTTATAAACTTTCCTGTCCTTTCGCCTTTGATTCTATTGGTGGCTTCGGTTTCTATGTTCTTGCTTTTTGCCCACTTGCTTAATCCTGCTAAGGCTGAAGGTGGCATTCCGTAGGTCTTGAACTGATAGTGTCTGCCTTCTGCGTTCTTGTAAGTCTTTCTTCGGTTCTGGATTCCCTTTACTCCCTTGTCAATGTAGTCTGCATAATCGGCACCGAATCCTATTTCAAGTCTGTAACCGCCTTTGTATTCTTTTACTCCTATGACCTTAATAGAACTTTGTAGCTTTCCAGATTCTCCAACAGGTGCAAGTTCTTCCAGCTTTTGTACTAACTCAATACCCATTCGGTTCAGTAAACCCAACAGGCTTTTGTTCATTGTTTCGTCAATGGCACCTATGTACTCCCTGTCAGTTAGCCTTCGCCCACCGATATTGAATAACGCATCTACTTGTTCCTGTGTTGCAACTCCCATTGTTT